TATTACACATTTTTAACCGCTATAAAAACTAATTTAGCTAGTTTTAAATTAAATACTTATAGCGGGGCCGGCCAATTAATGGCACATAACTATGATTGGTTTGCCGTTGGCCGTTAGTAGCCAAGGTGGAACGGCGGACATGCCGGCCAATACCAGTTACACCGATAAGGCGTATCCTATTAAATTCCCTACTCGCCTTTTGAGCGTTAGCGTTTGGGATATAAACGCCACCGCCGGTGTTACTAGCACGGCCAATTTATCAATATCAAGCGATATGGCAACATCCGATACTAATAAATTTAGGGCGATTACATCATCAAATGTCTTAGGAGCGTTTGGCTGGCTTGCTATTGGTGTATAGCCAAGGAGGATTGACTGACGAAAATAAATTATTGACGTTGCCAATTTCCTATACTAAAGGCTTTATTTTATTTAGTAATCACACCACGGGGCAAGGCGTAACCGTTGAAATGGGCGTGCGGCCTAACAATTTACAAAGTTGTACTATAGTAACATCTACGCCAACTATGGATGGCCGTGCGTATTGGTGCAGTTTGGGCGTTTAACATCCAAACGCCACAATAGATATTTCAGCGTTTAAACCGCCATTCCATCCAGAATATAATAAAACCCTATTTGTATATCGGCCCGAAATTTTAGCACCCTCATCATTTGCATTATTGCTATTTACCGCCGTAGTTCCGGAGGTATCTGATAAAAACGCTCCTAAATTTTTAGAAGGAAAAGTAATAGGCAGTTGAATAGTAGCACTGCTACTATTGCCGGTGATGCCGGGATTGATATTTATACCTTGGATAATTAACCCATTCGGAAACTTACACCACCACGCATTCGGGTTCGAAAAGTCTTGCGTAATACCGTGATAACCGGCGGCGATTGCGTTTTGTACCGCCGTTTTGAATGCGTTGTTTTGCGTTGTATTTGCTGTTGTTAAAAAATAATTGATTAAATTATGGACCCAAGTCGTATTTGGCACATATAACGATTTATCCGTCGTGCTTAACGTTTTACTCATAGATAAATAATTACTAAACGTTGTACTTCCGGAAACAGTGCCACCGGTTAACTTACTAAGATAATTAGCGTTAACAGTATTCAAATTGCTATTAAGCGTTTGAATGCCGCTTTCAGTAACGCCTAATCGCGTTTTGACGTCGGTCAAATCATCGAATAAGTATTTGCTTTTTTGGTCGTTCTTCCGGAACAATTCATCGAATAATTCGTATGGTGGCGGTTCTTGTCCTAAAAAACCCCAACCGGTGTTATAATCGGCGTCGCTCCAATTCTGAATACTGCTTGCATTTTGGGCGAAAATCTTAGAAAAGTCCGGAACAATTAAAGATGCCATGTTAACCCCTTTCTATCAAATAATATACGTTCGTGCGAACGAACCAACGCCGAACGTTTTGGCGTTGCGTTGGTGTTTAAATCCAAAAAAAGAAACGCCATTAAAAGCGTTTAAATATTTAATGCCGACCCCGCCGGTATATATAGTTAACCCGACCGACTTAAGAAATGCGATTTCATAGGCGGTCAATACGCGGTCAATGCCAATTACCATTTTGGCGTTTGGTAATTCTCGCATAATAACTCGGTTAGCATTCAGTAACTTTTTAAACGCACTGATTGTTTCTTCCGTAGTGGAATTAGTACGATTTTTATACACTTTAAGCCACAGTATTTTTCGATATTCCTCGTCAAGTAATGTTGTACTACTCATGTACGATTCGCCGGAACCTCGAAAACGTGCTTGCCCAAATCCCTGTGTGCCGTATTGGTATTTAAAACCAAAGAACGGCACACTCACCACGTTTTCGATGATGCGGGAACGGTCGACGATTTCGCCGATGCCGTCAAGTTGTACACCCTCGCCGGTGTCTATCCACCTTTTATGCTTGAGATCGTACTGAACCTTCTCGACCTCATCTAATTCGCCGTATATGGCGTATAAGATAGCATTGAGAATCGGCGTGTTTTCGTATTGAGCCAAAACACGCGATAACATGCGTTGATAGCGTTCACTATTAAACATGCTCAATCACCTCGATTCGGGTTGCGTCGAATGTCGCCACCTCTCGCGGTCCGATAGTGATATTGCTTGTACTGTAACTACCGCCGTTTTTGCTTGCTTCAATGGTAATTCCACCGATTCCGGTTGTATTTCGGTAAACATCGCCGATAAATCGTTGTAAAACTACATCTTGCCCTAACGATAAGGCTTGCGCCTTATTCAATACGGCATTTAATGCGTTGCGACGGTTGTCGCTCGACCATTCTTCTTCCGATAACTTTTCAAGCGTAATTCGCAAGGCAATTTCAACCGGTTGCGGTCGATTGAAATAGATAACGTGCGGCGTTCCTTGGCTGTCCGTCATATCAACCGCCACATTGCCATATGTTGCGATGCCGCCGCCTTTAGACTTCCAATACACACGCACGATGTCGTTTTCGTCGCCACCTTGAACAATGGCTTCTAAACTATGCGGCGGACGTCCGTCGGCGTCGGTATTATCCGACGTATTTTCAAACACGCGGCACGCTGTAACGCCTATTACATTCGATAATATCGCCGCTTGAATGGCGTCAACGTTGGCACTGCCACTTTGATATACGCTAGCATTCCAACGGCTACGCAAATCGCTATCGCTTTCGTTATCTCGTCCGACCGTAGCGTCCGTTTCATTTATTACAGATTCCCACCCCGAAACAACAGTAACGATGCCGGTTAAATCGCCTGTAATTGGAGTAATAGCCCCGGCGACGTTACATTCAAAGAGTATCGGCGAACCGAGTTTTTTATAGGTCAGATTAGTAAACTGTACACTAAACGTTTTGGACTTATCCACAGACGCAATACTTAATACGTCATTATTTACCTCGTAGGTTAATTGCGGTGTATCAAATTGCGAATATAAGCCAATGAGAATACTACTTTTATTATCGCTAGATTTAGCCATATACGACGCCGTAATGTTATCAATGGTTAATGTATAGCGATTGCCGTTATTCGGGCTGGTAGGCACCAAAATCTCAATTGTATTCGCCTTTTGCGTTGTAATGAATGCACTGTCGACGCTCGAATAGGTAATTTCGCTGTTATTATTGCTTGCTACCACGGCGCCGCGTTCGATAGCTGTACCGTCCACGCCGTAACACGTTAAATATACGAGTGTTTGTTCGGCGACTATCGGCGTAATGCCGGCCAATTGTGCCGCCTGTGTTAATGAAACGCCCTTCGAGCTGCTCGGGTACATCGCATTATAGGTGTCTTCACAACCAACCCAAACATCGGAAATTTCAGCGCCAACAATACCGAATAACATGCCGAGTACGCTATCACTATTGCGATTCACCTTTAAACCGGAAGAATCTTCAAATCGGTCAAACATCGATTGCAATATTTCCGGCAACCGCTTGCGTTTGAATCCGTCTTTCGTTAAACCGTAAATTACTTTATCTGCCATAGCCAAAAACCTCCGATTTAGTAATAAATCCGTAATCTGTATCGAGGCTATACGAAACGGTCAAAACGCGATTACGCACGTCATGCGATAAGGTCAATTCACTAACTTTTGTTACGCCCTCGATAGTGGCTAATTCTTCATAGAAGATTTGCCGGATATGTGCCATATTCGGACGCTTAACGAGGATTCGTTCGCGATACGGCACACCGTCGCGACTATCGAGGAACCATTCGCCACGCCAACGCAACAGCCTTATTTTAGATTGTTGCATAATGCGTTCGCGGTTATCGATTAGTAACATATTGCCGTTATTTACGATTACGTCATGAGTGCGGGCATCTAATGCCAAATCATATGCCATGATTACCCCCTTTTTTGCATAAAGGCATTTTAAAAACGCATTTATGCTGATTTTTGATACAAAAAGTAACACGAAACGGTTTTTTCATAAAAAATAGAGGTTATTTCATTTTATTGAAATAACCTCTTATTTTGGCGCGCTAGTATTACCACCGCCCGGAATAACTCCACCGTGAACGTGTTTCGTCAGTGAAATGCCATTGACGACCAAATCACTGCCTGAAAAGTTGAAATTCGTACCGTCTGCCAGTGTTCCAACGAAACCGCCACCGTCGAGTGTTACCGTGCTACCGCCAAAGAATAAACAAAGAGATCCGCTTTTGTTACTCATTCCGTCGGTCGCCCCGGTGTAAAGCCCCGGAATACATATGGCGTCATTCAATTGAAATTGTCGCACGTCGTCAGTTTTGCCGCCGTCGTTTAGAAAATCGTCTATATTGTCTTGACTAAACACAATCAAACAGCCGTCGCCCGGATTGAGTGGAAACGTAACGCCGCACGTTCCGCCCATGCTAGTTGGGAACACTACCGGCACATTGAATATATCCGGATACGGAAGGCGCCGATTATCTTCAAATAATTTTGTTCCGACCGGTTTAACAGTCGCCCTGTTCGTGGCGCTGTTATAGCTGATAATCGTACCGCCTACGGCTGTATTGATTTTGCTAACTGCTGAATCGGCAATACTGCGAATGTCATTAACCATTTGATTATTATTCTTCATCTAACATCACCTCAATACAATCGATTTCACTTTTCCAATCCGTTATATATACGCCGCCGGTATGCTTTACGCGTTCAACCTTAAACCAACCGGAAACGACGCCGCTCTCAATTCGCACCGCGTCGCCGGGGTTAACCGTTGGAGCGAGTAACGTTTCAATACGCCAACCGGCTTGGCTCGTCTTACGGCGTTTTTTCGCTTTTTGCTTGCGCTTACGCTTAATTTCCGGCGTGATAATACTGCTAGCGTCGATAATTTTATCTTCCTTTTCGCCCTCGGCTAGGTTGTTAGTCTTTTTAGAAGAACGAATTATTCGTTCCGGGCGTCCGATTAGTCCGGTTTCAGCGCTGAAAACTATGCCTTGCTTGCGTGTAACGCCGTTTCTCATGATAACCTGTAACATATTATTCTGTACGCTCCACGTGGCACCGAGCGCGCCACATACAACATCGAGCGAATCTTTTGCATAGCCAATAAATGAATAGCCGTTGTCGTATGTTGTGCCTTGCACATCGGCCGCAATATCGGCAGCCAATCCCATGGATTGAGCAAGCCCCCGAATAATGGTAAGGCTATTCGTGCCCGGCGGGAACGCTTGCGAAACGATGCTATCACGAATGGCAAGTTTACCGTCGCTACATTTTATCGTTGTAACAACGTCCTTGCCGTCATTTTCGAGTTTCGTATGACAAGTTATAAGGGAACCTATGAAAATTCGTACAAGGCCGATATCGTCGCGATAACCGACGGATAAATCGAGCATTGTATCTTCTTTTTGGACCAAGTCGAGACTTTCGTCCGATAAGTTCCAAATCTTAATTTCTGATTTGTTAGTTTCCTTCGTGGTGTCCTTTTCAATGGTAAAGGTCATATGAAGGCCGGTAATCCCTTTGTCAGTCGATAAGTCTTCGCTTGTAAGTAATAAGCCGGTTTCGGCACTTTTCCCAAATAATAACCGGTATTGCCGTCTGAATTGCTTACCCATTGTTCAGAATCTCCCTTACTTCAGACGCCGGCACATAAACGAGTTTAGCCCGGCCGTTAACGAAACAATCGCGGCATAACTCATCGTTACCGTCATTTACTACCGCCAATAATTGCCCCCTTAATGTTGGCAAGTGGCGACCATATGGCGCCAATAATGGAAAATTCGCACGAACGGCAATACCGCGAATAATATCAACGTTGTCAGCGTTTCGAATGTCGAGTGTCCAATCGTCGCCACTCCATGACATATGCAAGTTGTAAATAGTGCCGTCAAGCGTTACACGTTGCACAAAATCGTTTGCGTCTATCAAATTAATAATAATCATGATTACCACCCCAACGCATTTTTCATACTTTTAGCAATGCTAGTCCGAGCAGTTTCAGCCGTTGGCTCCGTGCCGGTATCCTCGGTATAGTTAGTATTACCGTCGCCGTTGCCGATTTCTTCCGTTATCGCCGTGCCGCCGTTAGTTTCGGTTTTACCTGTTTGTGCTTGATTTTTCGTTTCTTGTTCCGCGTATTCCGCCGGTACTTCGGCGGTGTTACTGCTAACAATAGCGATTTGCTTGAATTCGAGCGTCATTCGTAAGGTCAAACCGTCCTTAATCGTACGCGTAATCGGAATCTTAACCAATACGACGTTTTCATATATCCTGTCCGGCGTCGTTACCGTGATAGGTTCCTTCTCATTCCGGATACGTTCTAATTCCCGGCGAACGTCTTCTAAACGCGTCGCGGCTTTGTCTTTGTGCAACTCGTACCATGTAACCGGCGTCGGCGTGAATATGCAATCGAGTTTTATTTCCGGCTGCTTGTTTATAACGTGGTCGGAAATAGTAAAGCCGGTTTCTACCGGAAATTCAGTAACTTCGCTCTCGTAACTTATGGAATCTTCCATAATTACATCGACTTCAATATTATCAATCGTTATCGGATTGATAAGGTCTTGAATTAGCATGATTTCAGAGGGCTGTTCTTGATTTTCTTGCTTATTATCATCAATCAAATTCAAACGCCCCCCCTTCACTTTCAAAATACTGATTTGTTTGCGCGCCGCCGGAAATCTGTTGGTTAAGCGTAAACGAAACACGTTGCGAGTTATTCACTGCTTCCGATGTTTGTTTATCGCTCCAACCGAGGAAATCCATAACGGCGTTTTTAGCATTAGCTATTTTGTCCGTTATCCACGTTCCAATAGCGCTGCCAATAGCTTTCAAAACGCCGATTGCAAAATCTTTCAAGCCGCTGAACATCTGTTTTACGCCGTCTATTGCACCGCTCCAATTGCCTTGGAATAAGGCGGTCAGTGCGTTAAATAAACCAGTAACGGATTCAACAAATCCGGCAAAAAACATCGTTAAAATCTGCGCGACTAAACCGCCGCTATTCATGAGTTCAAAGAATTTTGCAATTACCCAATTGACGCCCTCTAATACGCCCAAAATAGCCATGAATAACAACTCAACGGCACCAATTACCAATGGTAAAACTGCACTGCCTAACTGCGATAATCCTGTCAGTAACGGCGTCCAGTCCGTACTTTCAAAAGCCTGTACGAACGTATCTTTTAAGCGTCCGGCCTCGCGATATAAATATTGCAATGTATCGATGAAATCTTGAACCCATTGGTTCTTTTGCTTGAATTCATCAAAGGAACCCAAGAAATCACCGATTACGGATTGGCCGCCGGTAATCCATGTATAGAGGTCTTCGAGGGCGAGCGCAATGATTGCCACCGCTGCCGCGATTAATAATACCGGGCCGAGTGCCGCGCCATTCGCGACCATGAACGCCCGAATGGATTTAACGACCGTCATGACGCCGGCCGAGATTTTACTAAAATTCACAATCGCAATCGCTGCCGCCAACGATCCGAACAATACGCCGGCTAATCGTACGACCTTATTCATGCCGCCCATGCGTTGCGCTATCGCTGAATCATTCCATAAAAGCCCTCAAATGGGCGCGACGAGCGCCCGCGCTAATCCGTTGAAGAATCCTGTCGCACCTTCAAAGTCAAGCAACATTTTTTTGAGTATATTGCCGATTTTAGTTTTAGCGTCGCCAAGTTTCATTGGCATGTTTTCAAATTGAGCGTCTATCGCCTTTTTCGATGCCAAAATAGCTTTTGCCACCTGTTCAGAAGTGAGTTCGCTGTTTTTACCCATTTCACGCAAGCCGCCGACGGTCGTATTAAAATACTTTGCGATTTCCGTCATTAAGCCACTAGCATTTTCGTTCAAGCTACGCAATTCGTCGCCTTGTAATACGCCCGAGCCTAATGCTTGGGATAACTGCAAAATAGTTGCCGATTTCTCTTGCGTGCTTGCACCGCCAACGGTCAAGGCTTTGCCGACGGTTTCAGTCAAATCAAAGTTTTGTTGTTCGTTTAAACCGGTTTGTTCCCTTGCCCGGCTAACCTTATAAAACAAGTCGCCGGCATCTTCCATCGATGCACGGGAATTGTTCGCCACATCGAATAATTGTTCCTTAACTCGACCACGATGAGCATCGCCGTTGGTAACGTTCCGGAGTTTACCGTCAAGTTCTTGCATTCTGTCGGATGTTTCGACGATGGCGTCTTTTATTCGCATGACGGTATCAAAAATTCGTTGCCCAAAGCCCATGAAAGCGCCTTGCACCATGCTTGCAATCGGTTGCAAGCCTTGCATAGAGAATCCGACTTGTTTCACTGCCTTATCAGCTGTTCGCATGCCCTGTGCAATCGTTTGCCCGGTTTTGGCTGCCGCTTGCATGGCTTGTATATCGGTAGTCTTGATATACTTACCATTCGCGCCGTGCCACCTACCGAGTTTATCTTGGTAGTTCCCGGCTTCCTTCATTTGTTCTTCAAAAGACTTCGCCGCTTGCGTGGCCTTTTGCATGCCTTGCGCAATGTCATGCCCCGCCTTTGCAGCCGCTTGCATGGTTTGTAAATCGGTCGATTTAATGTACTTACCATTGGCACTATGCCAACGCCCGAGTTTATCTTGATAATTTCCGGCGGCCTTCATTTGTTCTTCAAATGTTTTGGCGGCCTGTGTCGCTTTTTGAATGCCTTGCGCCGCCTGCTGTGCGCCGGTTGCGATTTTATTGCCCGCTTTTTCGCCACTTTCACCGGTACTATTTAAGTTAGATTTTAAAACTTCGGCGGTTGCTTTTGCACTGTTAACGCTCGATTTATCAAGCTTATAGCGAATTAGCGTGATTAATTCTCTAACTTGCAATCACTCACCCCCTTTTATTTCTTATTTTTTAACTTTTCCGAAACATTATATTCAAAGTCCGATTTGAAATCTAAAAACGCCGTTATGCGTTGAATATCGGCGAGTGTTACAATGCCGGTTTTAACTTCCGTCATTGTAACGATACCCGCGTCAATCGCTCGCCATATGGCCATTTCTGCTTTGAAATCTTCCCTTAATTCGCCGGGGATTTCGTGCTGTTCACGAGATTTTCCTTTAAGCTGCCAAAGCGGGTGGCAGCTGTTGTAAAAACATCGCTATAGTTGATTTGCACGACTTCCCATGCTAATTCGAGCATTTCCATAATATTGCCGTTAAAAACCTGTGTCGCCACTTCTTCGTTCAAAGCAGCCGGGCGGCCATTAATCTCAACAGCAATATAATTCGGATCAAGTAACATTTTTAACGTACGTTCGAGGGTGTCGCCGTCAACGTATTTATATAAGCTAGTGAATGCGCCTTTCATGACTTTGCCCATGACATCATAACTCATTGCATCTTTGCTCATTAAACCTTCAACGCCGGTAACAGAATCGCCGACCTCGGCAATAATCGGACTTACAAGCTTTTGTAAATCGCCCAAAACCTTCAACGCCTTAAACGGCGGGATATTTTGCACATAGAATTTATTGTCGCCAATAAAAACCGCTGTGCGTTCGCCTACTGCCTTCACCATTGTTAATTATTCCCCCCTGTGAACATCGTTGCTTTACCTGTTTGAAGTACCCATTTGTTTTCTTTGATTACCTTGCCACGTTCTAATTCCGGACGTTTTGCCACCCAACATTGAGAAGCTGCGAACGTGGTTGTTCCGGTTAAATCTTTGATTACAATCGGCACCATGCCCTTGCCGGTTTTGTTGTCAATGTTGTAAAGCGTGCTTAAATAGTCGTTATCTTCGGACGTGCCGAGTAAGGTGAGTTCTAATTCATAGCATTCGTTAGGGTCGAGGGAACGGCCTACGTCGCCATAGCAACCGACTTTAATTTGAATGCCGCCGCCGAGTGGTGTCAATTTAAAGGCATCATCTTCGCCGAACCCTGTCAATTGGCGAGCGCCTAAAATAATAATATTGTCAGACGCCTTATAAGTTTTTACTTCGCTCATGTTCTAATTCCTTTCTATTTAATTACGCAACGTTATTGTCAGTAGTTGTCAAATTGGCATATGTGAATGCGCCGTTAACCTCTACGGCGTGAATTGCGCCGGCTAATCGTGCCGTGAATTTAACATCGGTAAGTGTGCGACTTGCCTTTTGATTTGTGCTAATATCGGCGGCGAGTGGCAATTCAATTACATAAGCCGGGTTAGCGTTGCCGTCTGCGTCGACTTCTTCCGGTGCGATGCCGCCACGGTCTACGCCCAATTCAAGTGCCGCGCGTAATTGTGCGCCGATGCCGTTGATGCCGCCGTCGGTGTACGGGATTTTGTCGGCGTTTTTAAGGAATAAGAAAATGCGTGTTTTAATTTCTTCGATAAGCCAATCGCGGAACCGGATAACATCAATCCATTCGCCGGCAACTACTTTGCCGTTCTGCGTAACGGATACGTTTCGCACTTTTTCGTAAGTATTGCCGTTTTTATTGAAAATCGCCTGTGCTTCGGTTTCAGTCCATGCGCTAGTTCTAACCCCGGCAAGGGATTTGAGCGCCCATGTTTCGCCGCCCGGCTTAATAGCAAAACAGCGGCTCATAATAGCCGCTTCCACATAATCGCCTTCATAGCCTTCGAGTTTGGCACCATAGAAGAACGTACGATAATATTCCTTTTCGTTTAATTGACTTAAAATATCGGATTTACTTGCATTGAGTGCAACGCCCGCATCATATTTAGCTACACCGAACAATGCCGCATCGCGAGTTTCGATGTATGCCGCCATTTCAAGAATTTTGTCGGCGTCCTTATCGGCTAATACTACGCCGTAATAATCGGAATCTTCGGCGTTAATCATTGCCATATCGTCAGCGATTGCCGTATCGCTTGGTGTAGCTGTCAAAGTCATATATTTGCTTACCTTAACGGCGCAATCGGCTTTGATGGATAATTTCACGGTGTCGCCGCTTGCGGTTGCCGTTACCTTGCTAGATGTGATTTTGCCCGCCAAACCGGTGGCAATGGTGGACGCCTGCCCGGATTGATTTTCATGCGTATAAACTTCTTCTTTGACTTCAGCGGTTGCCGCGTCGATATACTGCACCGTTACGGTGTAAGATGTGTTATTTTTAGCTGTAATGCCAATAGTGGCGGCATCAACCGTTAAGCGACCGAGTTTTACGGTTTTAGCACCCGGTTTTTGAGATTTAACCGCCGCTACTGCTTTATAAATTTCATCGGTGGATGCAATGCCCATAGAGGCCAAATCGTCGATATCGCTGATAATATCAACACGATTCAAGCTATTGATGTGATAACCGGCGATAAGAATAGTATTGAATCCTTGCGTACTAATGCCGGAAGTGTTCAGCGCGATGCTAACATCTACAATTCGTTTTAAATTTGCCATTCGCTAATTCTCCATTTCCTTATTAATAATTCCGGTGTTTGCCGGTAATTCGTTGAGTTTGCCGGTAATAATGACGTTTTCGAGCATTGGAATCTTATCGGCGATAACGTCAGTAAAACGAATTTGAATGTCAATACTCGCCCTACTTTCCCATTTACGTCCGTCAAGCAATGCCGTTAAATCCTTTACCGGTTCAAACGAAATAAGCGCTACCCGTTGATTATAACAGCGCTGTTGTACGTCGAATAATTCGACCTTATTCACTAATTCTTTTAGCATTTGTAAGGCGTTTTCGCCTTTTTGTGCGTACACTTGCACTTCGAGCCAAACAAGCCAACGATTAATCAAATCGGCATTACCGTCAAAATCGCGAATTCTGCGTTCTGCCGGCACTTCTTGCCGTTGTCCGTAATATCTTAATACGGCGTGCGTTCCTTGCGGTCTCGGTGCATCTGGATACGCCCAAATCACACGATTAAGTTCAAGCCCTAATAATTCGGCGACTAAATCGTGAAGAAATTTATCATTCGTCATTTTCATTTACCTCGACGGCAATGCATTTGTAATGGCTTATGATGTCCATTTGGTACGGTTCGCACGATACAATGGCGTAATGTTTGCCGCGCCAAAATAAATGACGTCGCCAACGTTTTGCCCTTTATCCGGCGTATCTTGCAACGGCGGATATAGTTCCGTATCGGTGTACACTTTGACAACGTTCGAATAACGCTGTCCGTCTGTGTTGTTTTCTAACGTACGCCGTTCGTTGTTATTTAGCGGTTGAACGCTTGCATACGCTGTAAATCCGTACAAATCATCGTGATTTACATAATTACCGTTGTCGTCATAAAATCCCGCTTCTTTTGCACGTACGACCGTAATAGGTTTTCGAAATCTACTCATAATTACTTACCTTTCCGCACTTTGAACGTGATGCTTCCGCGTAATCGACCTTTATTAATCAATGGTCTAGAGCTGCCTTTTTTGGCAATCGTTCGAGGTGCATTCGGCGTAAATTCGCCATTGGCGATTTCCTTTTGAATATCCCCTCGTGCCTTTTGCCCTATAAGTTGAGCGGCTAACCCCGGATTTAAACCGTTGATAACGTCGTTCCACGTTTTAGTAGTTAATTCGCCCCAATTGCCCTTTTTTTCGGCGGTTTGACGCATAAAAGGACGTTGCGGAATCTTCGACGTGCCGAATTCATTCCATATGGCAACTTCGGCAACCGTTGCGCCCGAATCTTCATATTTTTCAGCAGCTTCGGCACCTTGCACGCCTACGGCGATTTCATAACTTGCCAATTCTTTCAAATCGCGTTCGATTTGTTTCATAACGGCGTCGTTATCTTCGACAAATTTATAGTTCGCCATGTAATCACCTACCCCAACCGTGTAAGCACGGTCAAAACGCATTTTCGGCGTAAATCAAGATATAACTTGCCGTAATACGTCTTATTCAACAAATCATCGGCACTGTTAGCACCGGCCACGGCTCCATAACTAATTTGTAAATCGCCCTCTTTTTCGCTTGCGATATTACCTTGGGTAATTCCCGCACCCATTGCGCCTTGTTGCACTACTGCGGTTTGTAAAGTCAAAAGATGAGCGATATATAAGGCAAGCGCCATGCTGTAACGTTCCCCGAATGCCGTGTCTGATACGTTCAGCGTCGCCAATTGAAATGCCATATTGAAACGGGATTGACTGGCGCCGTCGCTGACAACAAAGGATAATTCGGGCGCTAATGCGACAACATCGTTTTGTAATTGCTTGATTTCATCGCATGTCATAGGCTTAACCCTTGATTTTTTCGATGATTTCGGCTTTTTTTACAGCCTTGCCCAAGTCAATGCCGTTGTCATGTGCATAGGCTTTTAATTGAGCAACGCTCATTTCTTCAAAGTCCCTTTCGATTTCGAGTTCTTCCGCCACTTCTTCGGCGGCGCCCTTAATTACCGGTGCATCGAATGCCAAAACTTCAACATCGCCACTTTCAATAAAATTAGCAAGTGCCGGATATTGTGCCAAATCATCTTGGCGGAGTTTACACTCCGCCGTGATGCTAGGAATTAACACAATACCGCCAAACGCAATTACACGAGCCGTGTTATTTAACAATTTAGCCATATTTGCTACCCCATTTCGAAAAAAATGCATAAAAAATACGCCATAACCAACTGTTATGCCGTTTAGATGTTGTTATTCATTAGATACCGCTTGCTTTTGCAAATGCCATTGGATAGTTTACAGTAACGCCAATCGCGCGAGATGTACAATTCACAATGAATTCAAGGTTTCGAGGTTCAACCGGTAACTGTTTGAAACGTTCCGGAATTTCTAACTTAATGTACGCGGGATCGAATACCCCAGCTACCATTAAATCTTTACCACCTTCGCCGGCGCCTTTTAAGGCCGTACGTTCTTCAATTTTTGTCAAATAAGGGAACGCTTTTTTGATGAAATCGAGAATCGTGGAATCGGAAACGCTAGAACGTGGAGTAGTCGCAACGTGCGCGTAAGCGTCCGGAGATAAATATAAGCAATTTGCTTTTTCTACGCCGTTCGTTGCATTGGTAATGGTTGCCAATAATTCTTTGACGTCGCGAATAATCTGTTCCGGTGTTTTATCTTCAAATTTAGTACTACCGCTTTTGCCGTCAGCTTTTAAGCTTAATTCAGAGATGTTCGGATTGTTCAAGAATCCGATAATGTTATAATTCTTTTCGCCTTTCCATGCAATCTGGTCGATTTTGCGGTCAGTCCCGAGGCGCACCTGTTCAGCTTTCAAAGAATTCAAGTTTGCGCCGGCGAATTGTGCGTTCTGTACTTCTTGTAAGGTGTAACCGTATGCAAGGCCGATAGTGTAAACCTTTGTAGGGTGTTCGGTTGCGTATAAGTCAACGCGTGGCAAGTCGTCGGAATAATCAGAGATTACCTTTGCCATGCCAACGGAATCATATACGCGCTGTAAGGCTGTTTCTGCTCCCGGTGGCACATCAGTTTGAACCGGGAAGGTCGTAAATGCTTCTAAGGGCGGACGCTTAATGCTTAACGCTTGCGTACGAACGTATGTTAATTGTCGTGCTAAGAACGCGGAAGTGTCCGCATCATAACGAGTGTTCAAAATGCGTTGGTCGGTCATTTCGTCGAATTGATATTGTTTACTCATGTTGTGCAATGTCCTTTCTTGTCTTATTTACGAATGCTTAAAATAGCCAATTCACCGGCTTGGGCGCTTGTTAAATAAGTCGCGCCGGCTACTGCGTCGGTGTCGCTTGCTGCTTTAATAAATTGACCTGTAGCGTTTACGGCTGCTTTGTCGCCGGCTGTAACAGCTGCGGCAACTTCTACCCAAATACGCCCAAATGTCATTACACCGATAGAATCAGATTTACCATAATAAGGGGTATTCGGTTCTTTGTGTGTGTGAACCGCTACGCCGATAACGTCGACACTTGTTTTTGCTAATTTAGCGTGTACGGCTTTATCCGTGCCGCGTGCCACCGGTTGCCCCGGTTCCAAACCTTCCGCCAATTCTACGGCAAAAGAATCAACAACATCGAGTGTTGTATCGGCTTTAGCACCGGCAATGGCGCCGTCGCCGTAAGAGTACCAAGAAATACCGTTTACTTTCTGCATGTTTCATGCTCCTTTCAAGTTTGTTTCAAGTAGTTTCAAGTAAGTTGCAAGTAGTTATTTTGTTTTCATGTATAATTCGGCTTCGTCTGCTTTCAATTTAGCAAGTGCCGCAACGGGATCGTTTGCCGGTTCGGTTTCGCCATCATCGGCGCGACCTTCTACACCATCCGCCATGTCCTTGCGTTGTTTGCCGGCTTTTTCATCGGCGCTATCGGTTTTATCTTTCGCTAAATCGTACATAGCTTGAATATAGTCGTCGCTTTTGCCGTCGAGTTTTACGTCGCCATGCACCTTTTTAATCACTTCTTTTTTAATGTCCGCACTATCCATTTTTTTCGGCGTTCTTTGATGCCGTGTTTTGTTAGCCACGGTAAGCATATCAATGCGTTCAGCTACGGCCGCATCAAAGTTGTCTTTG